ACATCTCTGCGAAGTAACAATGCTGAAATTCTTTGCTCACTTTCTGAACGCTTTAAATTAACATCATCCAAACCATCCCAAAGCCTTTTCATTGCTCTTATTTTAGCTGCAATAGCTGTATAGTTTTTAGCAGTAATTAATGGTGCAAGCTCTCGCATTTCCTTACGGCTATTCCATGATGGTTTACCCATTGTACCAAAACTATTACCCCTATTAAAAACTAGCATAACCAATGCTCCAAAAGCATTTGGCGTAAGTTGGTTTGCGTCAGGGTAGGCTCTTAAAGTATCGGAAATATATCTAGGTAATGTTTTTTCTGTGAACACTTTTCTTGCAACATCCAAAGGCACTTTAAAAAGTTTAGTAGTTTTACTTTTTGCAGCTAACCCTTTTAATCCTGCAACACTTTGCATATATGTTAAGAAAGGCTCACTAACTAAACCTTTCCAATCATTGCTAATTTGTTGTTTTGTATTATATCCTAAATCGTAGCCAATGCCAATAGTTACTCCACTTTGACCTGTGGGCCATGATGGAGCAGCTAGAAACTTATTGTAATATGCTTCGCTGCTTATTTCGGCTTCTATAATTGCATCAATTGCTTTGTTGCTGATTGTTAGCATTATTTCCCAATTTTAAAAGGTAAAGTAAACTTGCTGCTGAGCCATTTGTAGCCAAAAAATAAACCTGCAATAATGAGCAACCAATACCAATTGTTTTTTAAGAACCATTTAATTAATTGAATGTTATTTTTAGTACCTGCCTTTAGTTGGTCACGTTCTTTTTTGACTTGTGCAAGTTCATTTTCGCTGGTCTCAAATCTCGATTGAGCAACCTGCATGTACTTATCTGTTTGTAGCTGCAATACTTTGAACGCAGCACTATCAAATAAAGTTTCTTTTACTTTAGTAGTGATTTTAATGGTGTCGGGTTTGATGCTTTTTTTTAATTCATAATACAAACTATCAGCATCAATTTGTGGACATTCAGGTCGTTGTTCAAGCTGTTTTGCTAATTGCCTGATAATTTGCTTCAATCTATTTTCATTGGCTGTATCAGCTTTATATTCAGTAACTACAATGCTATCTACTTTATTTTTTACAGGAAATTCCAAAGCACATATTGGAGCAAGTAAATTGCGTTTAGCTTCATTTCGTGGTGCATCTTTAGCTACTTTGTTATAATGCCTCAACGAGCTGCAAGAGGTTGCAATGAATACAACTACTGTTACTAACACTATATATACAAGCCACTCTCTTATATTTAAGTTTTTTTGTGTCATATACTAATTGTTATTCTGGTCAATTATTTTATCAATAGCATCTTTACCTTTAGCTCTGTATTTAAAAGCTATATATTGGATGAAGCTGCCTAATATAAATGACGATGTTCTAAAATAAATCTGCATTGTTTCTTTTAAAGATTTGTGTTCAAGGTTAATCAGGTCATCTTTAGTTACATTCAAATCAATAAAGTCTGATAGTATGAAGCATACACAAAGTATGGCAATAAGACCAATAATAAAGAAGCCTACTTCTGCTTTTAGATAAGTAGTTAATGCGGTAAAATAATTAATTTTACTGCTTTTTTGATAGTCATAAACTACTATGCTTGTTATCAGGAATTGACCCAACAAAAAGGCTAATAATACGATTGCATAAGGGTTATTCATTTTTTCTCTTTTTTATTCTTTTTGTAATTAATATATCTTTCCCATACACCGAAAGCATGATACACAATGGTTATCAAAAGCGATACGATAGTTAGAAAAACAATTATACTATTCGCTGTAATGAATGCAAATATTTTAAATAAAATAGTTACCACTATAAGCGTTATACTTGTACCTGTATCGGTGATGTTATGGTGTTCCATTGCTTTCATTTATTTATTTATTTCTTTATATTAATTCTCCTACTTGTTCAAAATCTATTTATAAGCTCTTAAAAAATCAAAAACCCATGTCAAATTAAAATGTCGCCAATCGCCATGCTCGTAACCATTAACTCCACCCGGGTCAATATCTTTTAACGTAACTGCTACACCATTTGCTGTGGCATAATTAAACAATGCAACACTATTAACTGTATAATCGGTAACAGTATCACCGCCACTACCAATCAATAACATTGGTGGTAAATAAGCTGCATAATCATAATGCACAGGGCAATGCCCATTGATAGAACCATTGGCTATCATGGTTGCGGTATCTGCAAATGAGCCTGTCCCATAAGCAGATTGAATGCCTGCTTGATGTGGTGCATAATCGAAATATTGCCCTACTAAATTTGCCAAAGGATAGAAGCCTATAAAACCTGCAACACGTTTTTTACCGAGCAAACGAATTGCATTTAAAGAAGTCATTGCACCATTAGATGCACCCATTATATAACATCTATCCTGTACATTATAATTGTAGAGCATGTAATTATAAAATTGTACTGCGGCATTTCTGCAATCGTCATTTCCATAAAGTGCATCTCCGAAATTCTGTGCTCCACAAACCACATAACCACTATCTAACAATGCTTCAATTAAAGGAGAAGAATAGAGTAAATAATTAGGGTCGCCACCACTACTTAAATAAGCTCCTCCATTACTAGTATCTACACCATATTGATTACGTCCTGAAAAGTTTGCAAAGTTTAAAGTTCCATTCATCACCCACCCATTGCCATGAGATAATATTACCATTTTATGCGGTTGCCCTGTTGTTGTATAGTTTGATGGGGTTCTAACAAAACACCAATCGTTGCCGCCACCTGCTCCAAATTGTTCAACTACTACTGCATCGGCTGCTACACTTTTGTAGTTATTTATTCCTTTTCTTTTTAAGTATCTTCTTATTGTATTTTGACGAACATATATGCTGTCGCCATCGGTGTCAAAGCCTGTACCAAAAGAAGCAAATGCCAATTTTCTATCGCTAAAACCGAATGCTGCGTTATTGGGATGCGATGAACCTGCAAGAATGAATATTCTGCCTGTATCTCTCTTGCCTAATGGTTGTGCTGCTTGTGCTTGAAGTATTGAGCCTTTAATTAAAATTGGGTTTGAGTAACTATTTCTATTTGCAGTCCATAAGCCAATAGTATTACTAATTGCAGGGGTTGAACGAACGCTTGAACTTAATGAGTAACGCCCATTCCCAATAAAACCAAGTGATAAAAAATTATTCCCTTCTACATATGCCACTGCTCCAATATCCATCTTATTGCCAGATGTAATATTTTCGGTTGAATAAATAGTAATTGAGTTAGAAACGTTACTAATATCTAAACTTATTGGCGATGTGTTTGTGTTACCGTAGCCTGTAGTAGCATCGCCATCAACACCCACACTATCAACGGTAATAGTTCCATTCCAAGTTATTTTGCCAATACTTGTATTAACCAAGTTAAATGATGCAGTTGATAAAGTTCCGCCTTCAAATGGATATATCAATTTTTCACGCCTATCAAATCCTTCCTGAGTTTCTGTGTCAAAAGCAGCGTAACCCTTAAGCTCTCTCACTAACTGCCATGTACGATACAGTATAGCAGTATCATAAGTCATTCCATTGGCAACTAAGCTATCATAATAACGCTGTGCTGATGGGTCTGTTTTATTTTTTGCAGCAGCAGACCCATGCATAAACATTTGGCTGTTTGCCTGTAATGAATAAAATAACAGTATAAAAATTATATATCTCATATTTAATTATTTTATATCTCCAAGAATTAAATAATCATTTGTGCCAATCACTACCCATGTTCCGCCACTATATGTTACCCTTGTTCTTGTTGCACCATCAGCCGTTCTTAACGTAACCCCACTACCTGCAACAATAGTTGTTTCACCTGCTCCATAAGCAACGAATGAGCCATTGCTACCTAATGTAAATGATGCACTTGCAGTTGGGGGCATGGTTAAGTTATTAGCTGTTGCAACGTTCATTAGAACTAATGTGTTTTCATCATCGTAAGTAAGTGTATAAGACGCAGTTTGAAAATTTATTCGTAACCTTTTTCGTGCCAAAACGCTGGTGTCTGAAATATTTAATTTTAAATTATTTGCATTTTCATTGGCTAGTATTCTTGTGTTGTGATTATTTAACGTATCGTTTTGAACTCCATTAATTACCGCCTGTGCTGCTGATGCACTATCCATTTGCTGTTGCAATCTTGCTCTTGTTGCGTAACCAGTCCATGCAATACTATCGCTATCTAGTTTACGCATGTCAATAAATCCTTGCTGTATATCATCTTTATAGTTGACGTAATCCTTAGTGCTGATGATTGAAGTATCAACAGGTGCAATATCTGTTGTTAATGCTAATTTACCACTTGATGTAGGTAATTCAATATCTACATCTGTTGCCAAAGTATCGCTGGCGAAAATGGTTGCAGTATTTCTATGGACTTGGTTATAAAATTTAATTGAGCCTGTAGTTCCGCTTTCAAGACCTACTTTTATTTGGTTATCTACTTTTAAAATATTTGAAAACCTATTTTCCCCACTCCAAAAATTATCCGCAGCCAATAAGCTATCTCTTACTTTTATAACATTTGCTTTGGTTGCATATACTAAGCTATCTACAACGCTACTACCACCACTTATTTCAGTCCAATAGTTGCCGTTAGCAATATATAAATTGCCATTCTTTACAGCAAGGCTTTTGGCAGCTTTATTAATTGTTGTGTCACTAGGTAACAACAAAATACTATCAGCCCAAATACCATAACTCTTAAACCGTTTTTGCAAATAGTTGTTCCAAGTTTGGCTATTACTTTGAAAGGCTATGCTACTAACTAGCAGCAGGAATATCACACGCATCATAATTTGAAATTGTAAATATGTTAAATGTTAATTGTACACCAGCTAAATAATCTTCAAACTTATCCGAAATTACATCGAAATTAATATTATTATCAACAAACCAATCATTGCTTTCAATTCTTAATTTACTAACAATATCAGCAGCTATTTGCATTTGATCGGAAACTACATCTGTTTCAAATTCTTGTTCAGCACCGCTCTTATCTAAGAACCATATTTGAACATTAAAAACTTGCTCTCTTCCTTTGTTTAATTGCCCTGCATTAATGGCATAACATGCTACTGGGTAAGTTGGTTGCTCATCTTTATTTAACCACTCTAAAGGTGTTGCAAACTTTACCTGCTTTATCATTGCATGGTTTTGCATTATTTTTCGCAGTTCCGTTACTATTTGGTTGTAAGTCATGGTAAAATTTTTGCTTTACTTTTTCAATAAATTCTTTTTTGTAGCTACGTTGTTTTGCCATATTATTTATATGTTATTATAAATGTTTCGCCAATTTGAAAAACATCTCCAGTAGGTGCATATACTACACCATTACTTATTTGAATGTAGTTGGTATCGGTTACTGCTGTATTGCTAATAACCTTTGCCAATCCACTTCTTGCACATGTTAACAATGTTTTACCTGCTAATACACTAAGGGTAAATTGTGCAGTATCACCACTACCTGTAACAACATAAGTAATCGTATTTTCACCGCTTACATTAGCACCTCCACTACGAACAATTGCTTGTCTTCTGCTGTAACTGCCACGACCTAAATAGATTGGAGAAGTATAAGCTTTTTCTTGTGGAAATATGGTATCAACACCTGTTCCTGGATTAAGGTAAGTATAAAATAAATTTCTATTTTCAATTAAATAATCTACTAACCTTTGCTTATAAAATTCTGCATTACTTGCAAACTTTCTTTCTAATAGTTCAAATGTTCCTTTACTTGGGTTTTGGCTTTCCTCTGCACTTTTTTGAAGTACACCTTTACTAAAAAATTGATAGCTGGTAAGTGTAACCATTTCGCCCAATGTAAACCACAATAAAGCATCACTAATATAATTGTTCAATAACTCTTTTTCATCATTCGTTAAGTTGGGTACTTCAATACCTTGCTGCAAACGATTATACAAGCCACTCCCTAACGCCGGCATGATGTATTTATCCTGTGCTAATTTTATTAAAGGTGTTATTTGTTTATCATCAATTGCAGTTGATATAGGGTAACGTTTTTTAATAAATGCAACATCAATAAAGGCTATGTTTAAACTCATAATATTATTTTTTCTTGGTAACAATTACTGTTTTCCATTCGTGCCTGCATGATGGTGAATGTTGCCCATCTGGCATAGTCCACCAGCCGCCTCTACGATCCCAAACTGAATAACCTAAACGTAAACTGATATTCTCAATATCTTGCCTGCTCCAAAGTTTTGTTTTTGATAGCTGCATCATCTTTGCACAAAAAGGTCTGTTTCTGCTATCTTGTGGGCCATCATAAGTATAACGCAAAAGAACCTGCGTAACACTTGGTTTAATGTTGCCCAATATCTTTGGCAAGGGTTTAGTTAATGCACGTTCAATAGTACCTAGTGCAGCAGTTGAAACGGCTATTAAACCCAATGCAACTAAATCAGATATAGTTTTGCTTACTATTTCTAAAGGCACTTTTAAAGTTGATGCTATGGTTTCATTTGTAATCCTTTTATCCTTGTTTAAAAGCTCCAAAATATTCGCTTCCAATTTTGTAGGTGCTTCTATTTCTTGAAACTTCTCATAACTTTTTTTTTCAACTATTGTAAAATCGTTTACATCATCACCACATGCTGCAAACTCATTCAATAAAATATCATCTTCAATGGCTGCAAAGTCATTGGTCAATGGGTTATCATCAACGCCTAAATAAGCGTTTATTTGTTCATCGGTAAATCCAAATGCTCTAAGTTGAATAGCTGCTTGCTGCTTGGTTAGTTTACCATTAGTAAACAATCGGCTAATTCTAAGTAAAGCCTGTTGCTGCCTGCCTGTAATATTTACAAGTGCATCATTACCTTGCATAGAAGTTTGGTTAGGCAAAGGCATACTACCATCAGCAGTTGTTTGCGTCGCTGTTTTAGGTACTAACCCTGCTAAACTTCTTATCTCATCTGGTGTCATGCTTTCTAAAACTTTGTTAGCAACCAACGGAGATAATGAGTTTATGTTATCACTTATTATTTGTGCTTGTGTTTTTACATTTTGGTCTAATGGTGCTTTGCCCATCATTTCACGTATCTCATCTTTAGATAAATTTTGGCTCATAATTAATTCGCCAAACTCAAATCCCAATGGTTCAACAGGTATAATTTTCCATTCCCCTTGAACTCCTGCAAGGTTCATTAGCTTATTAAATACTGCTTCATAATCTTGCTGCCTTTCGTTTACAAAGGTATTGTTGAATATTTCATAAGCATCTCTTATCTCACTTCTACCACCTAACTGCCCTTCTGTTTTAATACCAAATAACATAGGTGAAGTAATTTGATGCCCTGCAAATATTTCTTGCTGCACTAAATTATTTACATTGGTAAAATCTTCTTTAGTCAAAGATGTTTGCCCTAAATCTACAATGTCAATAGCATTTTCTTTTGATGGATTAAAAGATAATACAAACCTATCTCCATCATGGTTTGCAAACTTCTTTTTCATATCCAATTCAACCTGCTCTTGTTCTTCTTCTTGTGGCATACCATTGTTAAAATTGATTAACTTGGTTGCAACGAAGTTGTGCTTTGCATTGCCTAAAATATGTCTGCTAATTTGTATATCACTTTCGATGTAATTTAAACATTGGAAGTAGTCGGGCTTAGGGTATATTTCACTCGAAGGATTATATTGCTTGATGTACAATATTTGTGAACCTGTTTTTTCATTAGGATTATAAGCATCATAGCAACGTGCTTTTTCTTTATAGTTACTTGCTTGCCAATCGTTTTTTACATAAAACTTTCTTAGGTCTTTTGATACCCTTACTTTCTGAAAAGGTATGTGAAAAACATTTGCAATATTTCCTAATGCATTGTAAACTATTTGCAAGTAATAACCACCAAACAACTGCCCATCTTGTACGCAACGCTTTAATAAAGTATTCCAACTTTCTCCTTCTGTATTTGCTTTGCTTGGTACATCTTTAAAACCTTTGCCAAAAATATAATTTACTTTCCCTTTAACAATTGCACCATGTTTAGGGCTTTCATTGTATAAGCTAATAAGATAATCTGGGTAATCATTCTTTTCACCAAACTCAACATATCCCTGTGCTTTCTTTTCCTCAAACTTTGGCTGTTGTGCTTGGTCAAATTGAATGGTAATTAAATTTCTATATTGGCTCATTATTCTACGTTGTAAGTTATAAATGTGTTATCTTGTTCATCATATACTGTTGGTGTAAACCCTGCTGCTTCATGCAAATACATAAAGCCTTCTTCTACTATTGCACCGCTTAAATCTTCATCGGTATTGCTGCTACTTGCTTGTTCTCTTATCTTGTAACGCCACATACCTGCATCATAATTGGCAAAGTAAGTATTTGTTACAACAGTTGCTTTTTGGTAACGGTCATTTGTACTTTCATTTGCTTTAACAAATTTAACAATATCATTGTTACTACTCGTAAAAATAAATAAATAATTCGGGTTTGATAATACAGCATTTTCAATTGCAGTAAAATATAATATGTCGGTACTATCTTTTGTTAAATGAAGCATGACTGTTAATTAAAAAACCCCTACCACACAAGGTAGGTAGGGGTAAAACTAAAACTAATATACAAATTTACTAACCTGCTGTTTCTAAGGCTGCACCAACACCTGCTGATACTTCTAAGAAGTCTTCGGTTTCCATTCCTGTAAGGGTAATGTTGTAACCATTTCTATCTGCCATTGCAGTGCCACTTCCAGCTTCTGTTGAAGCTAAATACAAGCCTTGCCCTTTCCCAAACATTCTGAATTTACCATCATTATCTTCAGTAACTGCAACAATTTTTGCCTTTGCCAAAGTAGTGATAATGTTACGAGTGGTTGCATCTCTTTTGTTCAAAGGAAATACCACTTGATGGGTAAAGAATAATGATCCGTTTTCTTCACTTGCAGTTGCATTGCTTGAAGTATTTGCAGTTGCTCTTGGTACTTCAAATTTGTAAAATTTCTTACCTGTTGCTTTAGTTATACCTGTAACTAAACCACTAACTTCATTAACGGTAATGTTACCAAACTCTGCAATGTAAATGGCTTTCACACCGCCTACATTTTCCCTGCAATCAATTGTATACCCTGCTGATATTGCACATGCCATGATTATGAGTATTTATAAAAAAAGCTGCCACCATAGCAGCAGCCTTTTTCGGTTAATTATTATTGTAATTAAATTGTACTTACAAACTTCACACACTCGTTAGTGTAAGCAACGTTTACACCTAATTTGAACGCCACTCTAAAACGTACCTCGTTGTTATCTTGGCTGTACCAAATCTTGAAGTTTTCTTCTTCGGCCTCTAAATCAAAAGCTAAAGCAATGTTGCTTAAACGCATTGCATACAAGTCGCCTAAACCATTTAATCCGTTAACTGCTGTTAACTTAACGTTAGTGCCAGGGATAACAAATGATTGGTCTTTGTC